GCCTTGTTCGGCTTGCGAGCGGAACCGGCTTCGATCCGGTACTCGTAGTTCATCGCAAGCTGACCAAGGGACACGTTCTCCTGAAGGTTCTTCCAAACCGTCGCACCAATCGGACCCAGCACCGGGGCAACGTCCTGCTCCTGCAAGAGCCAGCGGGCAGCCAGTGCCTCGCGTCGAGCAAGCAAGGACATGGAGTCTTCCAGCACGGAGGCCATGTCATCCGGCCTGACCGAAATCTGCTCGGACTTCACCTGCGCCTCTGCGGCACTTCTATACTGGGCGCGTGTGAGCCCATACGTTAGTTCAGTAAGCCCCACCCGCTTGTCGAACATCTCCGAAACGGCCTGAATGATCTGCCATAATTCCGGGGAAACCTGCGGGAGTTGCAGGATGGAAACGATGTCATTGACCGACCGGCCAAGAGTCTCGGACAACTCGACCAGCGAGAACCCGGACTGCTCATGCTTGAGCAACTGATCCTTGATGTCATCGCCAGCCGCCTTGCTGACACCCACCAAAGTCTTGGAGGAAATCATCACGCGGGTGGCAAGGAACGATAGGGCCCAGTTCAGGAATCGCAACTCAGGGAGCCCCGGTTTCATGTGGGAAATAGGCCACACCGACCCGGGCTTGCGGTGACACTGGAAGGGAGTGAACGGCCAGCCGTTGTGGTCCGCAAAAAAAGGAATCGGCCAGCGGGTGCGGGTGAAAAGGCTGTTGGGAAGGCCAGTCTCGTCCGGCTCTTCAAGGGCGATTTCCTTGGGGACATTCAAGGGGTACTCGACGCCTTCCGCCACAACGAGGTAGCAGTTGGGGCCAAGGGCATCGAACATCTGGGCGAACTCTTTGGGGGCACCCTTGAGAGTGTGTCCGAACCCCGTCTTGCTCCAGATTTTCCAATAGACGATGAGGTCGTTCGTCTTCCCGTTCTTCTTCTTCATCTTGTAGCCACGGTCCTCTTCCATGGACCGGGCGACAAAGCTCTCCATGTGGCCCTTCAGTTCGCTCCTGTCGAGCCCGTACTTCTCGGCCACTTCGGCAATCGGGTGAACGCACCGCCGGGCACACCACAGGATGTCCTCCTGCTCGTCTGCGTCCGGGTCCAGAAGAAGGTTGTCAACTGAATCATGGAAGCTACCGATGAGCCCAACAGGCGGGCCGTCCTCGCCACCCATCTCAATCAATTCAGTCCACCACACCCCCATGCCCTTCAGAATGCCCTCGTCCACAACCTTGCGGGTGTGTTCTTTGAGGTTCAACTGATTCGGGGTGTAGTTCAGGTAGGCCGACACAATCTCTGCAAAGGCTTCCCGCTGTTGCTCGGCCAATCCAATCTCTTGGCTGGCTTGAAGGTATTGCTCGACATTCGGCGGAAGCATCGGCTGCCCAGTCATCGGATCAACCTGCGGCGGCTGGCTGGTGTCGATGCCAACAGCCTCTGGCGGCACCACCGGGAACTTCTTGGCAGTCACAGTCCGCACCGGATTGCGGGCGTAGATGACTGAGCCAATGAGCTTTACAGCCTCAAAAGCACGGTTCACAGTCATCCGAAAGCTGGGCGGCGCGATCTTGGAGTAGGGCGAGGCACCCTCTTTCCAGAACCAGTTGTCGCCCCCGTCGAAGAATTGCATGGCCTCTTTGGCGTCCTCTGAGAACGCTCGCTTGGCCTTGCGGGCAAGCTCCAGCTTCTTCAGCCAGCCAGTGGAAATGCTCCGAAGGGCATCCTCCATTTGCTTCTGGGGGATGATGTCAGGGGGCGGGTCAGCCAGTTGGCTGGGATCGCCGCCGGACATGGGGACTTCTGGGTCGAGGTTCGCGTCCATCACTTGCTCCCGTATCTGCGGCAACAGTACCACTGACCACTCGGACCCTGTGCGTAACCAACATCCGCGTCCGGCATCCCGCTGTTGGCGAAACAACAGTTCCGATAAGCCGCATCCGGGGTGGGCCCCATGCCCAGACCTTCCGGCCCGGAGTTACCACCAAGGTGCTGGAGCCTGCCCATCTGGGCACAGGCTTCCGCCACCCCCTGTGCCGTGTTGACCATGGCTCTGGCGACATTGGCGACCGGCTGGCCTTGCTGGTACTGACGGCGGCGAGGAGCGGCAACGGCGGGCTCGGCACACGCCAGCAAGAAAAGGACGAAGAAGAGGCGTGTCATTCGGCCACCTCCACTTCCACCTGATCCTCCTTGCGGGGGCGACCGGGGCCACGGCGAACCGGCTCGTCAGAGCGGGCGGCATCCAGCTTGAGCTTCGTCAAAAGCCCCTTAATCTCCTTGAGAGTCTCGGTGGTCGGGTGCAGCGTGAAGCACCCCCACTTCGCCCAGTTCCCAGCCATCTCGCTCTCCCGCCAGAACGGGTCATCCTTGTGGCGAACTGACTTCTTCTCCACAAACCCGGCCACCTGCGAGAACACCAGAACGGAAACTGATTCGCGGCCCGGCCTCTCGATGATCCAACCCAGAACGGGATCGGATGAACCACTGGGATCGTCGTGCCAGAAAACCAAATCGCCAATCTCGACGCTGGGGAACGTGAACATGGATTGCCTCCAAGGAAAAGGGACTCGCGGTAGCCTATCGGGCCCCCAATGGCGGGCAATGGTTACGCTGAGAACCGAAACTCAGCCTTCAGTTGGTCGAACAGGACTTGGGCTTCGGGAGTTACGGAGTCGTTCTTCGCGTTGTTCTGCTCTGGCGTAAGAGGCTGGAGGTTGCGCCAGTTGTTCACCGCCAAGAACTCTGCCCGCTCCTGAATGTTGGACTTGGCCAGCGGGTAGATGTGGTCAATCTCCCATGCCGTGCCCATGTTCTCCCGGGTCATCCCGGGCTGGAACTTGGACTCCATGTGGGACCAAAACTCGGCAATGGTGCAGCCCATGTCGCGGATGGCGGAACCTTTCTTGGCGTTGCCTTTGACGGCATCGTAAAGGCGAGTGCGCAGATTCCCTCGCAGCTTGAAGTCTGGGTCGCTTCTTCTGGCATCGGCAGCCCATTCGCGGTGATAATCACGGCGTTTTTCAGGGTTCTCCATTGCCCACTTTTTGGCAGAACCGCGACAAAGCTGGCGGGACTTCTCCAAGTTCGCAGCCCGCCACTTATAGGAATGCTCTCTGTTTTTAATGCGAGTGCGCTCCGGGTCTGAGGACCGACTCTTGCGATTCGCTTCAGCGTAGTAATCCAGATTCGCGGCCCACTCTTCTGGAGTGCATTCAGCCTTCTTTTTATTTGGGTTTCGTGCCACAACCTTACCCCGCAGTGCCTTCACCGCAGCGTCAAACTCTTCTTTGGTCATCTGTAATCCTCCTCGTCGCAGCGTTACCACAGCGGCTCCGCTCTGCCAACCAAAGGGCGTGATTCGCCTCCGGCGAATCGTGCGTTACGCGATGTAGGTGTGCGTATATGAGTTGGGTGCCAAGTACACCACACCGTCCTGTTCGCCCCGCTCTTTTCGGCGGCGAGCAACCCAATCCTCCCACCAAGCCTTCTCTACTTTCACATCCGGCTTGTGGTACTTGATGTCCGCAGCCATCAGGTAGCGAAGGCAGTCCATGAGGTGGGAAACCGACCGGGGGTGCGGCTTGTCAAGGACAATGCTCTGGCCACCGATTACGGTGGACTGCCGCTTGTAACGCTTGATTTCACGAATGAAGTTGGGAAGGGCCCCTTCCAGAACTCGGAGCTTGGGGGTGCCGCTGGCCCGGATGTGCATGGCGTTGCGAACGCTCTCAATCCCAGCCATTACGTCATCCGAACCGTGCATGAAGGACGAGCCGGTCGCCTTGGAGCGGATACCAAGCATTTCCAGTTGCTCGGAATACTGCTGCCCCGGGGACTTTCCGCCGCCGATGTCGGTCAGGCGGGCACCATGGGAGTCGATGAGAAAGGCGTAATGCTGCGGCTGACCAGCCACCTTGGACGCGAACCTTTCAGCAAACACCACGGCAGAACAGTTGGGTATGTACAGTTCGTCATACAAAAGGACGAAATCCCCAGATGGCGGGACCGCCGCGAACAGGACAGCACAGATGGCGTGGCCGGGGTCAACCGCCGCATACCTGCACCAGTCGGCTGGAATCTGCCCGTCTGGCAAGTCCTTCCTTGGATAGCCGTGAATGCCCATGTTGAAATTGCCGTACATCAACACAGAGTCGAAAGTGAACTCACCTTCGGCTCTCATCCGAAGGACTTCCTCCCCCTGTGCCGCCCACTGCTCCACCGCAAGGGCACGGGCTTCTTTGGAGATATGCTCGTTGTCAAGGAACCGCAGGACGAACTTCTTGGGGTTGTCGAACCCCTGTTCCGCTGCCTTGTCTGCCCGCTCGCACAGCCCAAAGAGGGCGTCATTCTTGGAGTGCGGGGTGGCCGACCATATCAGCCTTCCCTTGTAATCCGCCAAGCGGGCCTGTAACTCGGCAAGCCATGTGCTTTCGGATGCAAGGTCCTCGTCAATCCACGCAAGATGGGCCCTGTACCCCTGCGGAGGATCGCCCTCTGACGAGAAGAAGTAGATTTGCCAGCCGTTCGTAAGCTCGCAGGACTGCATGTAACCCGCACTCTTCAGCACCCAACTGACGTTCTTGATGAGCCGTGGCGGGATCAGGGGAGGAGCGGGCTTGGCGTCGGCCTCCCGGTCCTTGTCGCCCACTGGGTCATATGCGCGCCACGCTTGCGTATGGGCGTCCTTGATGATCTTGAATGCCCCAGACTTGAATAAGCCCCTCACGCAGACCATGCCGATGTGCCGCCAGTCTGCCCCTACCACCACAGCCGTGCCGTTCTCCTTGGGGTACTTGCCCTCGATGGGGTGCGTCCCCGTGACGGCCCAAGCGAACTCCATCATGGCAGCGGTTGTCTTGCCGCTCCGGTTACCACCAAGCACCACCCGCTCCGAAGACATACAGTCATGGAAGGGTTGCTGGTTGGCGTTGGGCCGGTAGAGCCGAACAGACTCAAGCTGGCGGGACGCCAACTCCCTCTGTAACTCCAGCATCTCCTGACGAGAGTGCTGGCTCACTCCGTCCAGCGGGTTACTCAAGTGGCGGCTCCGCGAGGCGGCTCATGGCGGCGGCTTGCTCAAGCTCTACGGGAGAGATGTTGACCAAGCTGGCAGGAATCTCCACCTCACTGGATTGCCGCAGGTAGTCGAGGTTCTTCTGGGATTCCGCAGCCAAGGCAATCTTCTGGGCAAGGCGAGCCTCAAGCTCCTCGTCAGTCATCAAGCTGACCGGCTTCTGGACCGCACCACTCTCGGCCACGTTATTGGTCAGCCGAACCACCGACTCAAGGATGCTGGTCCTGATCCTGCCCCCGGGAGGCGCGGAGTGGTAGGTGTGAGCCAGTTCGTTTGCCAGACCGTTCACTCCACCAAACAGGTTGTAAATGGATTCCAGTAACTCGGTCGAGTGAGGGATGTTGCTGCCGCCCTTGCGGACAATCGGGGCCGACATGAACGCTTGGGCTGCCCGGCGGGACTCCGACTCCACCCGCTGCCGGTGCTTCTGGTTCTTGTAGCACTGCTTGCAGATGGGCTGGAGCGTGTGCTGGGTGCCCGGGACTGTCGGCCACCTCCTGCGGTCCAGCGGCTTGATGATGCCGCAGATTTCACAAGCTCGGCTGGGAATGCCGGGGCCGTCTGGCTGAACGTCTGGGATGTCTGGCTCTTCCATAGCTCACCTGTCGAGTTGCAG